GCGTAATGCCATGAAGCCATAGTACCATTTGATAGAGTAGAAACCTTTCTCACCGTACGGATCGTTAAGGTCTGCAATATCTTTACCTGGCTTCTTATGTGTAGTAGTGAATTTCACAGTCTTACCATCAGTTTGGAAACCGATAGTTGTGAATGCACCATCACCTACAACAAGCATAGGGTAAATGTCTACTTTAGCTGCACCGGCACCTGCGTCATATAACATCTCAGGAACAACAACGATACGGAACTGATCAACAGAACCAATTTCACCGTTAAGTACATTAGCAGCATCAGCATACTTCTCTACGCCAGTGAAACCTGAACCTACAGCTGAACCAGTATCAATACCCTTCATCTTACGAACCATAGGGATTAAGTCTGGGCCAATGTACATTACACGACCACCGTTAACAGTTTTAGTATCTGTCATACGTGAACCTGAAATAATCTTAGTTTGCTTCGGAGTTTTATTGTTATCTAAAGCAATAGATAAAGTCATTAGGTCATTGTAAGTAGCAGTAGTGTTAACATTTACTTTAGCAGCACCACCCATGTGATACACAGTACCAGCATTGTTAAGTAAATCTACTTGTAAAGCTGCTTCTGTTAACTCTGTAGCACCTTGTACCATCTCTTCAGTGATGTGTGACATCAACTCTGAGTCTGAATCAAAGTCTAAAGACTCTTGAGTGTACTCAGTGAAGAAACCTTGCTTGATGATAGAACCAGTAACTTGGTTACGAGTCATACCAACACGGTTTACACGGCCACCATTCTCAGTCAAAGCTGGAAGCTTAGATGAGATGATACCGATATCTTTAGCAGAACCATAAAGATTACCAGAGTTTGCTAGAGCAACTACTGCATCAGCATGAGCTAAAGCATAAGCTTCAGTCGTGTAGTAACCTTGAGTAGATGCAGTTGGGGCTACCCAACCAGTACCTGTACCAACCATCGCTGTTCCATCTGCCTTCCAAGAAGACCATGCAGTAGCTACGCCACCTACAGTTGCTGATTGTGGAATAGTTAAACCACCTGCTGCTGTTGCATCTAGACCTTGGTCATTAACGTTTAAATCATCTAGTAATGGACGGTAAACATCTTGTTTAATCGTCTTACCATGATGTTTAGGCATAGCACGTACATCAGCCAATGGCATGAAGTACTGCTTGTCCCTTACTGCAATTAGCGCTTTTTTGTAATAAAAATCAGTGCGCGCCTGAGCACCGATAGTTGAGTTAGTACCGTCACCGTATACTTGAGCCATGATATTCTCCTATAGCTTATTCAAAATTAACCACTAGCCGCCATCTTCATAAATTCTTCGTCAGTCATCTTAAGATAATCTGGCTCAGCTGAAGTCTTCTTGCTAACAGTCTTCTTTGTAGATGCTGCTGCTTTACGTTTTTGTTTAAGCTTTGCAGTATCTACTCCATTTGCTTTAGTCTGTGGTACAGATGCAGGGGGTTGTTGCATATCGTGTCCCTGATTAACTATTCCGCCCTGACTTTGTAAGTACTCAGCTACTTGTCTGTAAGCAACTACATCAGGTACTTTTAATCTACCTAGTGCACGCTCCGAGTCCATAATAGACTGAATCTTATCGTAAACCCCGTTATAAACGTGATCATTGATAATTGGAATGATTTCAGGATTTTCAGATATTAATTTTTTACTTTCGCTATCCCATTCTTTAGCTAAAACATTTAATGTTCTATCAAAAGATGGACTATCTTTAATATCATCTAATGCCTGGTTCACACCAAACTCTTTGTCAGTTACCGAATAGTTAGTCGGCTTATAGTCAACTTCTTCGTCCGTATCTATATCTAAAGGATCAATGCCGCTTTCTTTTATCAGCTTAGCAATTGCTTGTGGGTTTTTCTTTGATAGATCAATTAGGTTATTTAACTTATTTGTGTCAAGTAAGCCTTCTTTTTCTAACATGCTAACTATCTTAAGATTAGGTTTGATAGACTTCATCTTAGAGGAATAGTCAGCGCCCATTTGCATCAGTTTGACTGCATCATCGATATTATCGATTTGCATCATACGTTTGCTAGCTTTAAAAGGTGCCATGATCCTTTTATATGCACCCTCGTAATCAATGCCAGCAGTTTCTTGGGTATCCCCATCTGTGTCTGAGACATCTTCATTCGTAGTTACATCTGTATCCTGAGACTCTGGTTCTGTATCATCATTTGGCATTTCGTCCTTCTCTTGAGTATCCTCAAAAGGGTCAGCTACTTCGCCATCTGTTTCATCTTCTTCAGCTTCATCGGTGTTACTTTCGGATGCTTCAATTTCTTGAGTGGCATCCTCACTCAAATTCCCTTCGGAAGTTTGCTCTTCTTCAGGTTCATCAATCTGGTCAGTTTCTTGAGCATCTAGTTCATCCTCAAGCATACTTAAATCTTGTTTTAGGAATTCCTCATCTGTCATCCCTAGTGCGTTATCTAATGCCATTATGCTAAGCCCTCCGCAATAATGTCAGTTTTAGAGTCTTCATCTTCTTTATAAGCTTGTTCTGCTTGCATAGCACGCATTTCAACACTTTCAAAGAAGTTCTGTAAAGCACCGATACCATACATCATGTTATCAATCATCTTCTCCTGCTTATCATCTAAACCGGAACTCTTAGCTGTAACTAGTCTCGCAGCTTCCTCATTAAAGTAATATTCTAAAATTACTTCTTTGAATTCTTTATTTTTTACTAATTTATGGTAACTACTTCTAATATCCATAAACTTCTTGGCCTCAACCATATTCTTGTCTAACTGTTCTATCTGTTGTTCACTGTTCATCGTGTGTCCTCATAATGAGATTAAAACAAGTAAAGTTACTTTTTCGTGATTATATCACGGTTTTTCAACATTACCCTCCGTTTAACACAGGATCATTAATAATTGCATCTGCAAATCTATTATCCATCCCGTGGTCTTGGTCGACCTTCTTCATGTTTTCCTCATGCTGACGATTAACGCCAGACTCTTGTTCCACAAAGTTAAGGTCTTCCAAGTCAGACTTACTATTAAGATTTCTATTCTTAGCCATCTCAGTAGCAGTCTTAGCTTTCTTGTATTCAACATCTATAGTATTCTCAGCAGCCTTAGCTTGTTCATTAGCTATCTGTGCCTGTAGTAGTTGCATTTCAAGTTGCGCTTTCTGTTCAGCCATCGGATTAGGTTGTGGCTGGTATTCTTTAATTCGTTTAGATAACTCTGGCATCTTACGTAGTCTAGCAATGTCAGATAAAATCATCTGTGACATAGCAGGATCCATATTGTTACCCATAGTCTGTAGCATGAATGATAGCTCTTGAGCTTTCTCATTATCAGCTTCAGCAGTAGAGATGTTTAGTTTGATATCATACATACCACCTAAGTCTTCACGGTTGATAGCTACGAACTCTTCGTTAGTTACTCGGATAATCTCTTGGTCTGATAAGAACTCAGCATTCATTGAGATAACCTTTCTACCAATCTGATTGATACCATTAGCTAGACGTCTTAAGATACCTAACTCACGTTTAGAAGTAGCATCTAATGCGGATCTGATACCTGTTGCTGTTGTACCTAACGCCTGACCTGTAATACCAGAGCTAAATGCTTTAACACCAGTTAGAGACTCAGCTTCATTGTTCTGAAGAGTTAACATGTTAAGTGCACTACCTGGGATCTCAGGATAAGTCTCCATATGGAAAGCTTGTCTAGGGTCTACATTAGAGTTGAACTTGTAGTCAGCACCTTGTTCAAACTTACGTGCATTAGTTACGTCTAGCGCATCTTTACGTATGCCCATCTGACCATTAGCACTTCTACCGATGATATCAATCATACCACGAGTTACAGCACCGATAATCTTCTGGTTATCTTCTAGTAGTGCACCATCAGGTTCACCATATACAGATTTACGTCTAGGTAAGTACTGAACAGATATGAAAGGTAACTTCTTATCTGGGAATGGGTTCTCATCCATTCTGATTAATGTATCACCTACCCAAGTAGCTACAAAAGGTTCTGTTTCACCATTGTCGTTAATATCCCAGAAGCCCCAGTATTCGTGAACTACAATCTTCTTACGGGCTTCATCTTTAAACTTAAAGCTACTATCATCACCTGATTCAAAATCAGGTTCATTTAAAGGACTACTGTTGTCTAGTGATACATGCTCAAGGTTTGAGTATCTACCATCCTTTTTAAGCTGAGTCATTGAAGTCTCAAAGCTATAGATGATAAACTCAGCATTATCTAAGTTACCCTGACAAGTAGGGTCTACAACTATGTTGTTGTAGTCACATACTTCTAACTCAGGTTGATTCTTAACAACAACTGTTTGTTCTTCCATTCTAGTACCAACTTGTACTTCTTCAAATGGTGGAATACCTTGTTCTTGCATTTGCTGTGCTTGCGTAGGGTCTTGTACAGGCATCATTTCCATAACTGGAACTTCAACTTCCTGTACTTCTTCCTCAAACTCCCAACCTACTTTTACAATAGCAGTACCTTCATCTACAGCAGTACGGATGTACTCATCAATAAATTTAGTTTTATCAAACTTACAATTGAACTGGTAGTTCAATACTAAGCCATTTTGTATTGCAGATTCTTTATCTTCAAACGTAGCAGGAGCTGTATTGAATAAGTCATCAGTAGATAGGAAGGGTTCACTTAATGAAGCATAACGCCATTCAGCTTGCTTACGAATAAGCTTAGGTACAATTCTAGAACGTCCTTTCTTAGCTTTGATTTGCTGATCACCATTTAGATTACTTAACCAACCATCAACTTCTAATACATGTGAAGTATGAGCAGACTGTGCTTCCTGATAGTCTTGTTTAAGTTCTTCTAACTTAGGTGGGTTATCCCACTCCGTTAAATCTTTAGGTTTACTTAAATCTAAGTCTAAATCATCTTTGTTTTCTTTCATACATTATCCTTGTATGCTTCAATCTTGTAAATTGACATACCATTAAGTTTCCCAGCTTCTGTAATATAACCACTAAAAAAATCTAAGGAGTCATCGAATAAACTACAATATACATCCTTCTTTCTAGTTATTTCTGTAAAAAAATACTTTAATAAACTAGCTAAACTCATCTTAGCTTTGTCATTTTTAGCTACTACAATACTAGCAATTAGAAACCCTTCCAATTCGCGATTATACATATAGTATATGTATGCCTCGCCCTTTTGTAAAGCTGTACAGTGGTTAAACTTAACTTCCATTATGCAATCTCCACGAGTGCAGCGGTAAAAACATTTCCCATTCCAGCACCTAAACTAATAAAAGTACCTTGCTCCTCTTTCATGGCTATACCCATTTCAACTGCGGTTGAAACACCCATAGTATGTCCGATACGTTTTTTATAACTTATTTTACGTACACCTGGGTATAACTTATCTACAACTATACGCTCTACAGCATTATCTGTAGACATTGTATCGTGTAGTTTAATAAAATTAATTTTTGTTTTAGTATTACCTTCTAGTACTTTAGTGATTGCAAGTTTATATCCAGCACCATCATCTCGAATACCAAGAGGGTTTGTATTATATTCTGCAACTAATGCAACTCCGTGCAACAACCCTACGGGCGTGTTGCCCGAAGCTTTAGTAGCTTTATCATTCTCTAATAGGATGATATTAGCTGCCTGACCTAATCTAAACTTATTGACAGATATACTTTCTTCTTTCAGACTTCTAGTAAGTGATTGTTCTCTAAAAAACTGCATAAACTCTTCAGATGTTGCATTGTCTGTTGATATGATTACAACTCTGTCTAGTTCGTCTGCTTTTATTAATAACTTAGCTTGGCTCAGTGCAGCATGTGCACTTACACAACTAGTAGCGTCTGTACTAATATGTTCAAAGTTTCCTAATGAATTAGCAAGTTGACCTGCGTATATCTGTGACATACCCATAGGCAATATCTTCAGTGTAGGGTACTCAGCTGTTCTATGCTTAATTCCTGCATAACCTGTCCATACTGACCCGCCTGTAGATAATATAAAACCATTGCGCCCACTGCTAGTAAAAGTATCCTGAAGCTTATCTATTAGACCTTCTACAGAATCTAATAGCTTTTCAATCAATACTGCAGGTAACACCTTAATACCTTTTTTAACAAACATTCCTCCGTCAGTGACCTGATGTACCTTTTGAGGTTTATCTAAATGAGTAAGTTCTGTAACCTCTTCACTGTAGATAGAATGATTAATGGTTATATTAATCATTTATATTGTTTAAATGTTTCTTGCAATTCTTCGATAGTAAAACCTTTAGTTTGATGTGCCAGTACAAATTTAAGAATGTCTTTACCTGTTTTACTGCTAACTGTATCACCTTCTTCTATAGACTCATCAGGTATACCAAAAAACTCATCTAGTAATACATAGAACATCATTACACCTAAACTATCGAGTTCTGTAGCAGATAGGGGGTCTTCTAATGTTTCTAGAGGTATAAAGTTACTACGAGCCTTTTTCTCTTGGCTCCCAATAAAATTAATAACTTCTAGAAAATCATTATCAGATAGCATAGATTAACCTACTTACCCCAGTTTTTACTAAACCAATCTGAAATACCTGAGAAATCAACTTCTTGTTTAGGTTGTACAGGACTAGATGGGCGTCCGTATAAACCATCAATTTCCTGTTGTGATAGCCCATCCACATTTCCAGTAGGTGTTTTAAAGTCTTTATTATTCCAGTTAAAATTACTATTATTGTAAGTAGTTCCACTTGGGGCATCTGTGTAAGAATTCCAATTGTCACCTTTTTCAATACGTAATCCTGTTACTGGGTGTATCGGTACACCTTGACTTGGTGGTACAACTTCTTGAGCCATATCATCATCTATGCTATTAGCTTGGAATTCTTGAAAACTTTGTTGAGGTTTTACCCATGTATTTCCGCCAACATTTGTGGCCACATTATTTTTAAAATCACTTCCTTTTGCTGCTAACCCTCCACGCTGATATCCGGCTGACCGTGCAT